TAGGCGGCGTAGGCGGCGTCGGCGGCGTAGGCGGCGGCGTCGGCGGAGGCGGCGGCGGCGTAGGCGGCGGAGGCGGAGGCGGCGGCGGAGGCGGCGGCGTAGGCGACCGAGCGCGCTGCTCGCAGCTTGGTCAAGTTTTCCAGGTTCGGGTTGGAAACATAGACGTTCGTCGCGTCGAGACAGGCCTGAACCCGGGGATCGGTGTTCGGCCGCACAGCACGTTGCGCCGCAGCCAGAGCAAACTTCACGCACAGATCGCGGTGTCCGAGGCGGCCAGCGACCCAGAGAACATCGTGCACGGTGGCTCCAGCTTTCAGCGCCTGACGCACGTCCATTTTCTTGCGCCGGCCGAAGAGGGCCAGGCGATCGGTCAGACCGCACGGGTTCATGGCGGCGAGCTGTTCGGGGGTGAGGGTGATAGCCATCGGTCTTGTCCTTTTCGCAGCGGCTTGTCCCTGCTGCCCTCTCCCTCTGAACCCATACCGGACGGGTGTCAAGCGTTTGGTTGTGAAAAAGTTGGGCTGAAGAAAATGCTTGTACAACCAAACGCCGGGGTATAGGTGTGAGGCCTCCACTCCAGAAGGACAGACGACATGACCGACTTCAACCGCCGCATCGCCACCCTCACCCTGCCGCTGTGCGACAACGCTGGCCTGCGCCTCACCGAGGTCCACCGCGTCCTGCGCTCGCAGCTGCTCGAAGCCTTCGGCGGCTACACCCAGAGCCTCGTCACCGGGGCCTGGCGAGGAGAGGATGGCAAGGTCTACCAGGACGACAGCCTGAAGTACGAGATCGCGATGGACACGGGCGTGAGCGCCGGCAAGAAGCTGGTCCGCATCGCCACCGTGGCCTGTGGCTCGGCCAGGCAGGAGTGCGTCATGGTGCAGCTCGCCTCGGGCGTCGTGCACTTCGTAGACGCCAGGGGGGACATGAACTGATGTCTGATGCAGTTATGGTTCCGGGGGATAAAGGCCCGAACTTCTCCGACAGCACCCTGCCGGAAGAAATGATCTATGCCGGGATCGCGGTTCTGGATCAGGTCGAGGCCGACAACGCCGACTATGTCGCGGGCGAAACGACGGATTGGGATCAGGGCATGGTCGCCGTTGCGATCTACCGCGCAATGACTGACGCGGGTGCCGCTATGCTCGCAGCTTCTACACCTGTAGGAGGTTGGGAGCCGATTGATGCTCTGCCCGAGGCAATGAAGGACGGCGTGGCGCGCTTTCTCGTCTCCTACACAGACGAGGTCGTCCGGGCCTGCCGATGGCTCGACAACAGCAAGACCGATTGGCCGTGGAAGGGCGTCTCTCCGACCGAACAAATCCCCATGCGGGCCGACGCGAGAATGACCCATTGGATGCCTCTCCCTCCCCCACCCTCAGTCTCTATAGATACTGGCGATCATATCGGTGAGACCAACGAAATGATCGAGGGAGTGGCAGCGTGGGACCGGGAGATTTGCACCGGCTGCACGTCATCGCTGTCGATTGCCGACATCAAGGCGCGGGGCGTCGTGTCCTGCTGCCCGGACAGGCACATGGTGCGGATTGGGGACTTGGTTGACGCTTACACCGCTCGACCGCCCCGCATCCTCCCTCAGACGGAGAAGGGGTCATGACTAAGCCATATCGCATGAAGCGCCTCGGCATCATGAACCGCGTCGGCGGCATCTGGACGGCTGAGACGTTAGACAGCGAGGACATCGCGCGGGAGTACATCGCGACCTACGCGCGCCGATGGAGCATGGACCTGTCCCGCCACACCGTCGTTCCGGTGAACGTCACGGTGTCTGCCATCAAGCCGAGAGCGGCACCCACCGCCCCTCCCGTGAAGACCGGGGAGGGCTAGATGGCTGAGACCAATGACGACAAACCAGAGCGATTGTTCGCATTTCGGGTAACGGGCCGGTTTTCACAGGTCCACTACGTCCGGGCGCGGTCGGTGAAAGCGGCTCGTGCCCGCTGGAACGAAGGCTACACCGACGAATGTGACGAGTTTATTCCTATCCGCAGCAGCGCAAAGCGATTGCCGGAACTGGACGTAGATGGGCCGTCTAACCAGCCGCATTTCAGGATCGTTGAGACATGACCCAACCTCACTACATAGACCGGGAAGCCGTGGCGCTGCTGCCGTGTCCGTTCTGCGGGGGCGGGGCTGAGGTCGGCAACGACGGAGCGCGGCCTGACGACGGTTATCGTTTCGTGCGCTGCACTGGCGTGGGCTGCGGTCAAGAAATTGGATGGGAACCGAGCGCAGACAAAGCTATCGCTGAATGGAACCGCCGTCCCGCCCCTATGGAGGCTGTGGCTTGGCGGGAGAAGGTGGCGAGGATCGTTGACCCCGCTGCGTTCATGTTCAGCCCCGGCGAGTTGGACGACAAAGTCTATTCAGCGTCTCGCGCTCACGCTTTCGACCGAGCAGATCGCATCCTCGCCCTGATCGCCACCCACCCCGTACAAGGGGGAGAAGCATGAAACCGCCTCCCTGCACCACCCCCGAAGTCAGGCAGCAGATCGCCCTGGCCATCAAGGTGGCGGGCGGTCAGCTGGAGCTGGCCCTCGCCTTGGGCGTCACCCAGCAGGCCGTCAGCGGCTGGCTGAACGGCGCGCGCTGGATGCCCGTGCCCAAGGCCCAGATCGTCGAACGCCGCTACGGCGTGCCGGCCGCCGGCCTGGTCAACCCCGAGAAGGTGGTGTCGTGAGCCTGCACCAAGCCAACATCTCCTACGACCTGTCGAACAGCCCTGACCGCGTCGCAACCAGCCTGAGGCAGGGCACCCGCTTCGTCTGCGAGCTGTTCCCCGGAGATCAGTGGACTTTCTTCGAGGGCTATGTCGTGATCGTCAACCCGGATCGTCCGCCGCGCATGGTGGACCTCGACGGCAACGAGGTGAAGCTGTGAGGGACGGACACCAACAGGCGCTAGAGCGGGCGTGGGCTAGGTATCTGGCGGGCGAGAGTTTTGCACAGGCTTTCCGCGCCGAGTGGAGGAAGGTCGGATGACCACCGCCTCTGAAATCCGCGCCGCACACAGCGCCGGCATGCTCACCCTGCAGACGTGGGCCGACGAGCTGGAGCAGAGCTGCATCCAGCCTCTGGTCAAGAAGCTGATCGACGAGCTGTTTGCCCTCGACCGCAGGGTCTGGGCTCGCTACGACCGCTGCTGCCACGGCGGCCGGAACTGCTTGCCGCCTGCGGACGTGTTCCCCGACTTCGTCTGGCGGCCTAACGCCTACGCCGTAAACCCCCGCCGCAAGGACTGACGGTGCCAAAGGACAATCTCATCGCGGCGCTCCAGCCGCTGGTCAGCCGTGCTCGGACGGACGTGACCGCCATCAAGGCCTCGACGGGCATGGCGTGGACCCGGGAGGCGCTGACCGAAGTGCGGTTGAAGCGCCACCTCGACGGCTCCATGCCGCGGGGCGTCTGCCCGATCAAGGCCGGCGAGAGCACCACGCGCATCGCCCTGTTCGATCTCGACAGCCACAAGGGCCAGACCAGCTGGGCTTCTATGGTGCGCGTCGCCTCGTCAGTCTGCCGCGTGCTGGAGGATCGGGGCTATAGCCCGGTGGTCTTCCGCTCCTCGGGCGGCAACGGCATCCACATCTATCTGGTCTGGGACGAGCCGCAGGACGCCTACAGCGTGCGCCGGTCCATGCGCGGGGCTCTCGACGTCATCGCCTACACGGACGGAGCCAAAGGCGTCAGCAACCAGCAGATCGAGGTCTTCCCCAAGCAGGACAAGGTGCCCGAGCACGGCTTCGGCAACCAGTTCATCCTGCCGCTGGCGGGCAAGAGCGCACCGCTGGAGCCCCTGCTCGACTACGAGGTGATGCCTCGCGAGTATGCGCTGGAGCTGGTCTGGACGCCGTCGGCCCCGGTGCCGGTGGTTGGGCGCAAGGTCATCGAGCGGTCCTTCGCCTCGGGCGAGCTGACGCCGACACTCCACGCGCAGCTGCGCGACGCTCTGGCCGCGATCCCCAACGACACGGACCCGCTGGGCTATGACGAGTGGCGCGACATCATCTCGGGCATCCACCACGCCACCAGCGGCTCGGACGATGGCTACCAGCTGGCCTACGAGTTCAGCGCCCGGGCCCCGCACTTCAACGCCGAAGAGCTGGACCTCAAGGTGTGGGCCTGGCTCGACGCCAAGGGCGAGACGGCCAACCCGATCACCGAGCGCACGGTCTTCGCCAAGGCCCGCGAGCACGGGTGGCAGGACGTCGCCTCGGCCGATGACTTCGAGGACTTGACGCCGGCCGTGTGCGAGGAGGGTGAGCGGATCGACCTGCCGCTCCCCGGCTTCCAGCGTGACGGCAACGGCAAGATCGAGGCGGTCATCGGCAACGTGCGCTCGGCGCTCCTGCGGCCTGACGTGTGCGGCTTGGACATCAGGTACGACACCTTCCGCGACGAGATCGTCTACGCCGACGTCGACAGCCCCGGGAAGTGGCTGGCCTTCAAGGACCACCACGCCGTCGAGCTGCGGCTGACGCTCGAACGCCTCGGCTTCAAGCCCGTCGGCCGTGAACTGATCCGGGACGTGGTCGACTACATCTCGCAGATGCAGCCAGTCGACAGCGCCCAGGTCTGGCTCAACGGCCTGAAGTGGGATGGCGTGCGGCGCGTCGCGGGCTTCTACGAGACCTACTTCGGCGTCGAGGCCTCGGCCTACACCACCGCAGTCTCGCGCTACATCTGGACGGCGATGGCCGGCCGGGTGCTGGTGCCCGGCGTCAAGGCCGACATGGTTCCGATCCTCACGGGCGAGCAGGGACAGCGCAAGTCCTCGGGGATCGAGGCGATGGCCCCCTTCGACACCTTCCGCGAGATGAACTTCCACCAGGGCGAAGACGCCCGGGCCCGGCTGATGCGCGGGTGCCTGATGGTCGAACTGGGCGAGCTGTCCGGCCTCAAGACCAAGGCCATCGAAGAGATCAAGGCGTGGACGGCCCGGCGTAAAGAGGATTGGGTGCCGAAGTACAAGGAGTTCTCGACGACGCTCCTGCGCCGCTGCGCGTTCCAGGGCACCACCAACGAGGGCCAGTTCCTCGACGATCCCACAGGCGAGCGGCGCTGGTTGCCGATGGCCTCGGGCGACGTGGACGTCGAGGGCATCGCCCGCGACCGCGACCAGCTGTGGGCCGAGGCCCGCGTGATGTTCGAGGCGGGCGGCGTCGCGTGGCGCGAAGCCGAGACCCTCGCCAAGGGCGAGCACGGCGGTTACCGGGTGCAGGACACATGGGAAGAGGCCATCGAAAGGTGGCTGTCCACCCCCGAGCTGGACGGAGGGTTGCCGGGTGCCGAGGGCTTCTCGGTGCACCAGGTTCTGACGGAAGCTCTGAACTTCAGGGAACACGCAATAAAACGCGCGGATGAGATGAGGGCGGCGAAGGCCCTCAAGGCGATGGGTTTCAGCAGTAAACTGCAAAGAGTGGAGGGAACGCCCCGGCGCTGGTGGGTGCGTAACGTCCCCGTATCGTCCTTGTAGCGTCCTCGTAACGGCAAAAAGCTCATAGGAAACATCGTTGTAACAACAGTAACTACTTAATACTCTTATAAAAGGTTATATATTAATAGGGGGTGGGGTAGGGGGCGCTCTGGGCAAAGGTAGAGAAAAAACTGGCGTTTCGGTCGTTACACCCCGCTCAAATGCCCGCTGTGATTGGGTTTGAGCCGTAACATCGTGGTTGATACAGGACGTGACACTTGGTGTTACGCCGCAGGAGTTTGCAGAAAATGGCAAGGTTGGGTGAAAAGCACCACCACGCGAAGCTGACCAACGCCGAGGTCGAGCTGATGCGGTCGATGTATGATGGCGGCGGCTGGGGGTATCTTCGGCTGTCGCAAAAGTTCGATGTGGCGAAGAGCACGGTGCAGCACATCATCACCTTCAGGATCAGGAAGAACGGATGAACAGGCGAGAGCTATTTGCTGGTGCCGGCGCGGCTGCGTTGTCGGGCGCTGTGCCTGCGGTCTGCCCCGGCCCGGTCACCGCAGCCGAGATCAGAGACTTGCAGGAAAAAGCGCGCCTAACGCAGATGTGGTTCGACGATGACGCTCTCGGGAACACCGCGATCTGGTTGGTGAGCTGGGGAACGGGCGAAGTGGTGCAGGTTGAGGGCGAAGTGGTAAACGGCTCGCTGTACTTCCGCCGTCCCGGCCAACCCTGAAGGTATGCCTTCGGGGGGAACACGCGCGTAGCTTCCTGCTCGTAATGGCCCGTCCCCTCCTGAACATTCCGACCACCGCCTACGACCCCGAGAAAGCCGCGCACATCTGCGCCGAGCTGGCGAAGGGCGAGACGCTGACCACGATCCTGCGGGACATGGGCGAGGCCTCCCCGTCGCGGTGGTCGATCTACCAGTGGAAGACCAACACTCCCGAGTTTGGCACCGCCTACGACCTGGCCCGCGATGTGGGCTTCGACGTGATCGCCGAAGACTGCATGCACATCATCGAGGACGGCTCGAAGGACTGGACCACCCGCAAGGCGCGCGACGGCTCCGAGTACCAGGTCGTCGACAACGAAGCCCTCGGCCGCTCCAAGCTGCGCGCCGAGATGCGGCTCAAGCTGCTGGCCGTGTGGTCGCCGCGCTATCGCCAGATGTCGGGCCTGTCGATCTCCAACCCCGACGGCGGCCCGGTCGAGTTCACCGACGCCGCGGCATCCGCCAAGATCGCCTCGCTGCTGGCTTTGGCCCAAGCCCGGGCGGCCGGCAAGCCCGAGGACGGCTCGGACCTCGCATGACGGCCCCCTCGGTCGCCGAGGTCATGAAGCTGCTGCCCTACCTCACCGAGAAGGAGCGCGGTGAGCTGTGGGCGCTGCTGGCCCGCGACAAGAAGCGGTGGCGGCCCCTGCCTGGACCCCAGACTGATGCCTACCAGAGCGAGGCCGACATCATCGGTTACGGCGGGGCGGCGGGCGGCGGCAAGACCGACCTGGCCTGCGGCAAGAGCATCGAGGACCACCGCAAGATCATGATCCTGCGGCGTGTCGGCACCGAGCTGTCGGCCATTGAGGACCGGCTCGAAGAGCTGTTCGGCACCAAGGACGGCTACAACTCGACCAAGGGCATCTGGCGTCAGAAGCGCAGCGACGGCAAGGCCCTGCAGATCGAGTTGGGCTCGGTGCCCAACGCGGGCGACGAGAAGAAATACCAGGGCCGACCTCACGATCTGATCGTGTTCGACGAGGCCGCCAACTTCCTGGAGCTGCAGGTCCGCTTCCTGCTCGGCTGGCTGCGCACCACGGTGGTCGACCAACGCTGCCAGGCCCTGCTGACCTTCAACCCGCCAACCAGCGCCGAGGGCCGGTGGATCGTGGACTTCTTCGCCCCGTGGCTGGACGACAAGCACCCGAACCCCGCCCTGCCCGGCGAGCTGCGGTGGTTCGCCACCGTGGCTGGGTCGGACATGGAGGTCGACGACGGCACCCCGTTCGTGATCGTCGACGGCGAGCCCGAGTACGACTACGACCCCGACGAATACGCTGACAGCCCCGACCTGGTCATCCAGCCCATGTCGCGGACCTTCATCCCGTCGCGAGTGCGCGACAACCCATTCCTCACCGGGACCGGCTACATGAGCACGCTACAGGCGCTGCCCGAACCCCTGCGCAGCCAGATGCTGAACGGCGACTTCAAGGCGGGCATGGAAGACGACATCTGGCAGGTCATTCCGACCCGCTGGGTGGAGATCGCCCAGGAGCGGTGGAAGCCGCGCACGCCCAAGCCCGAGATGCTGTCGCTGGGTGTCGACGTGGCCCGAGGCGGCAAGGACAAGACCGTGGTCTATCGCCGGCACGAGGGTTGGTGGTTCGACGAGCCCCTCGAATACCCGGGCACCGAGACGATCAACGGCCCCTATGTCGCGGGCCTGGCCATCGCTGCTAACCGCGACCACAGCCCGATCCACATCGACATCATCGGCGTGGGCTCCAGCCCCTACGACTTCCTCAAGGAGGCCAGGCAGCAGGTGCTCGGCGTCAACGTGTCGGAGAAGTCCGCACGCCGCGACAAGTCCGGTCGCTTGAGCTTCTTCAACCAGCGGTCAGAGCAAATCTGGCGGCTGCGCGAGCTGCTCGACCCGGAGGCCAACAACGGCATCGCCCTGCCCCCGTCCAAGCGCCTGCTGTCGGACCTGTGCGCACCGAAGTGGAAGCTGCGGGGCTCGGCCATCTACGTCGAGAGCCGCGAGGACATCGTCGACCGCATCAAGCGCAGCCCCGACCACCTGTCGGCCCTGGCGCTGGCGTGCATCGAGACCCCGAAGATACGCAACATGCCGGGCGGTATGGGATCGAGGAAACCCCGCGACTACGATCCGCTCGCTTAAGCCCGAGGCCACCTACCATGTGCGGAAACCCGCTTCGACTTCTGTCCCCGCTCGGTGCCATCTTCGGTGCCGCCAGCGATCAGCGCAAAGCACTGCGCGCTCAGGAGGCGGCCCAGCGCGAGGCCGCAGCAGCTGCGGCCAAGACCCAGCGCGATGCGCAACAGGCCGAGGCCAAGGCCAACCGCGTCGCCCCCGATCTGGCCTCGCTGTTCAAGGCCAACAAGGCGGGGTCGGCTGCGGCCACCCTGCTCACCGGGCCGGGCGGCGCGCCGCTCGCCAGCATGGCCTTGGGCCGCAACTCGCTTCTGGGAGGCTAGGCCGTGACCACCGACCAGATCGAAGAGCTGGCCAAGGCCTGCGGCGTGCCGCGGCGTGACCGCACCGACGAACAGCTGTTCGCCGCCTGCCTGCGCGCGATCCGTACCATCATGGGCTCGAACGAGTGAGCATCCCGGTTCCGGTCAAGCAGCACTACACGAAACGCTGGTCCGCTCTGGAGACCGAGCGTTCGAGCTGGCTGTCACACTGGCAAGAGCTGTCGACGCAGCTGTTCCCGCGCGCCGGCCGCTTCTCGACCGATGACCGCAACGACGGTAAAAAAAGGCACAACAACATCTACGACCGTACAGGCACCGGGGCTCTGCGCATCCTGTCCGCGGGCATGATGTCCGGCGTGACTAGCCCGGCCCGTCCGTGGTTCCGGCTGAAAATCCCCGACGACGCGCTGATGGAATACCAGCCCGTCAAGGTCTGGCTCGCCCAGGTCACCCGCAAGATGCAGGCGGTCTTCAGCCAGTCGAACACCTATCGCGTGCTGCACCAGCTCTACGAAGAGCTGGGAGCGTTTGGCACCGGCAACACGCTCATCATGGATGACTTCGAGAAGGGCATCCACCTGTACCCCAACACCGTCGGCCGCTACGCGCTGGCCACCGACTACCGGGGCACGGTCGACACGTCGTACCGCGAGCTGCAGAAGACCGCCCGCCAGCTGGTGCAGGAGTTCGGCGCAGCCAACTGCTCGACCGCGGTCAACAACATGGTCTCGAACGGCAACGCCGACGCCTGGGTGACCATCATCCACGCCATCGAGCCGCGCAAGGAACGCGACACCCGCGTTCGCGACAGCAAGAACATGCCGTGGGCTTCGGTATACTTCGAGAAGGGCGGCGACGGCGACAAGCTCCTGCGCGAGAGCGGCTTCGAGCGGTTCCGCGTCCTGGCTCCGCGCTGGTACACCAGCTCCGAGGACGTCTACGGCCAGAGCCCGGGCATGGAAGTGCTCGGTGACATCAAGCAGCTGCAGCACGAGCAACTGCGCAAGAGCCAGGGCATCGACTACCAGACCCGGCCGCCGCTGCAGGGGCCTTCGAGCCTCAAGGGCGACGAGGTCGACATTCTGCCGGGCGGCTTCACCGTGGCCGACACCAACGGCGCGAGCGGTGGCGTCCGTCCGCTGTTCGAGGCGCGCATCGACCTGAACCACCTGCTGATGGACATCGAAGACGTGCGCCGCCGCATCCGCGAGGGCATGTATTCCGACCTGTTCCTGATGATCTCGCAGGCGGTGTCGACCAACATGACGGCCACCGAGGTCGCCGAGCGCCACGAAGAGAAGCTGCTGATGCTCGGCCCTGTGCTCGAGCGTCTGCACAACGAGCTGCTCGACCCGCTGATCGAGATCACCTTCGAACGCCTGCTCAAGGCCGGCGTCCTGCCGCCCCCGCCCGAAGAGCTGATCGGCGTGAACCTGGAGGTCGAGTTCGTCTCGATCCTCGCCCAGGCGCAGCGTGCCATCGGCGCGAACAGCACCGACCGCTTCGTCGGAAACCTCGGCGCACTGGCCCAGATCAAGCCGGACGTGCTCGACAAGTTCGACGCCGACCGCTGGGTGGACAACTACGCCGACCAGATCGGCGTGGACCCGGAGCTGATCGTCGGCAACGAGCAGGTCGCCCTGATCCGCAAGTCCCGGGCCGAACAGCAACAGGCTGCGGCCCAGGCCGAGCAAGCGGCCAAGGCCGCCGAGACCGCGGCCAAACTCGGCACGGTGCAAACCGGAGGCGGGGCCTCGAACGCGGGCGCGGACATCATGAACCAGCTCACGGGCTACGGCTCGCCGGCCCCCTACACCTACTAGGTATGGGTTCCATTCGGCCCGAGCCGTAGTTTCACGCGATGAGCCAGGAAGACCCGACCGACTTGGGAGCCCAGCAGACGAGCGCGGAGGCGAAAGCCACCGAGGCCCGCAACCGCAGGGACACCGACAAGGCCGATTTGGAATGGCTCATGTCCTCGCCGCGAGGACGCCGGATCATCTGGCGTTTGCTCACGGCGACGGGCCTCTACGTTTCCAGTTTCACCGGCAACAGTGAGACGTTCTTCAGGGAAGGCAAGCGCGCCATCGGTCTGGAGCTGCAAGGCAAGGTCGCCAAGGCCGCGCCGCGCGATTTCCAAACGATGCTGCAGGAGCATTTCGGACATGACTGACACGACGCTGATGACGACCGACACGCCCACCGATGAAGTCGCATCGCAGACCGCGGACGACGCTGCCCTCAAGGCGGCCGATCCCGCACAGCAGCCGGCCGCCGAAGGCGACGAGCCCAAGACCGACAAGGTCGAAGGTGACAAGCCCGAGGGCGAGCAGGAACAGGCCAAGGACGACAAGGCCAAGGACGAACCGCAAGGCGCGCCCGAGGCCTACGAAGACTTCACCGTGCCCGAAGGCGTCGAACTCGACGCTGAAGTGCTCGGCGAGTTCAAGGACGTCGCCAAGGAGCTGAACCTGCCGCAAGCAGCCGCGCAAAAGGTCACGGACCTCGGCGTGAAGCTCGCTCAGAAGTGGGTGGCGGAAAGCCAACAGGCGACGAGCGACATGCTCGCCGGCTGGAAAGTCCAGGCCGAGACCGACAAGGAGATCGGCGGCGACGCGCTGCCGGCCAACTTGGCGGTTGCGAAGAAGGCTATCGACCAGTTCGGTACGCCCGAGCTTCGCGAACTGCTGGACGTACACCGCCTCGGCGACAACCC